CGAGGACGATGAAATGGATGACGAGGACGATGAAATGGATGATGAAACCATTGACATGACAGACGCATCTGATTCTGAAGTTCTTAGAGTTTTTAAAGCAATGGGCGACGAAGATGGAATTATCGTAAAAAAAGAAGGTGGAAACATTCACCTTACAGATGGCGAAGACGAGTACATGATACATTTAGGTGAATCTGAACTTGATATGGGAACAGACGACGAGTACTATGATGGATTATCGGAAGATGATGAAATGTATGGTGATGCTGATGTGGACATGGAAGGAGCTATCTATGAAATTGAAATGGATGATGAGGACGATGATTTCTCATTAGAAGACGATGATGATGATTTTTCAATAGAAGACGAAGATGAAATGGGATTTGAAACTCCTGTGAGAGATGCGATCAGATCTCATAAAGGTAGATTTGAAACACCTATGAGAGATAGATTAAGATCTCGTATGGAAGATAACATGGGAGATGACATGGAAGATATATTCAGATCTCGTAGACAAAGAGACTATGAAGATGACATGGCAGAAGGTGTTGATCCTGAAATGGAAGAAATGTATGGCGGAAACAAACATGATTTTAAAAGAAGTAATGGTCATAAAATGGGTGATGTTGATGGACATTACAAAGACTATGAAATGGAAGAAATGCATGACGGAAACGAACATAACTATGAAATGGAAGAAGACATGGAATCAGATTCAGTGGATTTGGACACAGTAATGGAAGCTATCAAAAAAACACTTAAAGCAAAAGGAGTCGGAATTGGTAAAGGACCTAAATTCGCATACGACAAAAAACCTAATATGGGCGGCGGATTTGATCAAAAAAGAAAAGAAGCTTTCGGTAAAGGTACAAAAGCGATGGGAACAGGGAAAGCCAAGTTTGAATATAAAGAAGGTGAAAACATGGAAAAAGGATCTATGAAAAAAGTTGAGACCAAAGAAGCGTCAAGAACTTATGGTAATGGATCTAAAGATGGTAGTCGTGGCTTGAGAAAAGCGAGAACAAACAACAGAAATTTTGAATATAATCCATTCAAAATTTCCGAAAGTACAAACCAAGAAGTTCAATTGTTAAGAGAGAAAAATGAAGAATACAAAAAAGCTCTTGATATTTTTAGAATTAAATTGAATGAGGTTGCTGTTTTCAATTCAAATCTAGCTTACGCAACACGATTGTTCACCGAACACTCAACGACAAAACAAGAAAAAATAAATGTTCTTAGAAGATTTGATAATGTTGAATCTTTGAAAGAATCAAAAAGTCTGTACAGAGCTATAAAATCTGAATTAAATTCAGGTGGTTCTTCATCAGAACAAAAAATAACCGAATCAATTGAAAGAACTGTTAATAGATCTGTTGAGTCAGGTTCAGCAGCTAATTTGATTGAATCAAAAACTTACGAAAATCCTCAATTCTTAAGAATGAAAGATTTAATGAGTAAATTATAAATAAAAATAAACTAAAAAAAATAAAAAACCAAAAAAATGGGAGCATTATTAGAATCAGGTCTTGTTGGTAATATTGGGTTAAAACACCTTAAAGTTATCAAAGAAGACACAATTAACAAATGGGACAAGTTAGGCTTCTTAGAAGGTCTAAAAGGTCACTTAAAAGAAAATGTGGCACAATTATATGAGAATCAAGCGTCACACCTTATAAACGAAGCAACTTCTGACGGATCTTCTAACGGAGCATTCGAAACTGTTGTCTTCCCTATCGTGAGAAGAGTATTCTCTAAATTGTTGGCTAACGACATCGTATCTGTACAAGCAATGAACTTACCTATCGGTAAATTGTTCTTCTTTGTACCTCGTATTCAAGGATACCAAAACGCATCATCTTATGACGCTAATGGCTACCCTCAAACAGGAGTAGCAGATGCAGGTGGAGTACACCAAGCACCTTACGGAGCACCTAATGGGCCAACTGACACAAACGCTGGATACCCAGGAGGTACCGCACCTAACTATCCTTACAAAAAAGATCTTTACGATTTATTCTACGAAGGAAATGAGGCAGGTTTAGATCCTCCAGGATTGTTTGATTACTCTAAAGGTAAATGGACTGCAGTTACCGCTAACACAGCTGTACAAGTATGGGCTGGTAGTAGCTTAGTTGACGCACCTTTAACGGCGTACTCAGGAAACACAAGAAAAGTTGTTATGAAACTTTGTGGATTTAACAACTCAGGAGCAGGAAAACTTATTGGACCAGACGGTAACGAAATGGATACTGAATCTTTCCTTTCTGACTTAAGAATCTACGGAACTTCAATTATTTCTGCGAATACAACACCATGTAATGTATTAACTGCAACTACAGGAGGTCTAACAGTTTTTGTTCCTTTATTATTTAGAGTTGTAACTCAAATATATGGTAAAGGTATCGTTGCTTACGGACAAAACACAAACACAGTATTTAACAACAATGGTACATACCCTAACGACCCAACTAACGGTGGTAACGGTGGTAACTATAACGATATCTGTGATAATAACGGATGTATTTACTTAGAGGTAGATTTATCTTGTCCTGTATGTGCTGATTGTGATGCAACATCACTTGACGGATACACAGGTACTACAATCTACTCAGGTACTTCTGGTACTTCATTCATCGCTTGGTATAGAAGATATGCTAACCTTGAGTTTGAAGATCAAATTGGTGAGGTTTCTTTTGACCTTGAGTCAGTAACAGTTTCTGTTACAGAAAGAAAACTAAGAGCACAATGGTCTCCTGAATTAGCTCAAGATGTTGCGGCATTCCATAACATTGACGCTGAAGCTGAGTTAACTGCATTGTTATCTGAGCAAGTAGCAGCTGAGATCGATCGTGAGATCCTTCGTGACTTGAGAAAAGGAGCGGCTTGGCAATTACGATGGGATTACAACGGATGGAGAAGAATTTCTCAAACAACATCTTACACTCAGAAAGATTGGAACCAAACTTTGATTACAGCAATCAATCAATTGTCGGCACAAATCCACAAGTCAACTCTTCGTGGTGGTGCTAACTGGATCGTTGTTTCATCTGAGGTTTCTGCAATCTTTGACGATTTAGAATACTTCCATGTATCTAACGCGGCTCCTGACCAAGATCAGTACAATATGGGTATTGAAAGAGTTGGTACATTATCAGGTAGATACCAAGTTTATCGTGATCCTTACTTCCCAGCAAACCAAGTTTTGATTGGACACAAAGGAACATCATTGTTAGACACAGGTTACATCTACGCACCGTATGTACCTCTACAATTAACACCTACAATGTACAATCCGTTCAACTTTACTCCGATCAAAGGAATAATGACGAGATACGCAAAAAAGATGGTAAATAACCGGTTTTACGGAAGAATTACTGTAGATGGTGTTAGAACATTCGATTTAAGAGAATTGAGATAATCAAAATCTTAAAGAATAACACTAAAAGGGACAATTTATTGTCCCTTTTTTTATGCCCCACATTAACTATATGTTTTTTGGTCAAATAGGTTATATTTATATGTATATGAAAAAAATAGAATTAACAGAGTCACAAATAAGTGAAATTATAAAATTATATACTGAAGATTTATTGGGTTCCCCCACTATTAGCGAAAAATTAAAAATACATAAAACAATTGTTTTAAATACATTAAGAAGTAATGGTATTATTCTTGGTTCATCAGGTAGAAGAAATATTGGTGGTAAAAAAATTTCTGATAAAAAATGGAGAGAAAAAAATAAAGAATCGGTAAAAGAATATGTTAAGAGTTGGTATGAACAAAACAAAGAACATCGTAAAGAATATCTTAAAGAATACCGTAAAAAAAATATAGATAACATTAGAAAAACCAAACGAGATTACGAAAGAAATCGTAAATCGAGAGACCCCCTCTATAAACTAATCAGTAATTTCAGAACCGCAATATATCAGGTATTAAAAGAAAGTAATGTTGAAAAAAACAAACACTATTTTGATATCCTACAATACACACCTGAACAACTAATATCACATTTAGAAAATAAATTTACAGATAAAATGTCTTGGGATAACTACGGTGATTGGCATGTGGACCATAAATTACCAATAACTCATTATAATATTCAAGAAATGGGAGATAGTGAATTTATGAAATGTTGGTCATTAGATAATTTACAACCTATGTGGGGTGTTGATAATATTAAAAAATCAAATAAATTATTTTAATAAAGTTCTAATTGCTTTAGAAATAACTTCAGTTTCACCAATACTATAACAACCTTTTTGATGAGCGGATTTAACTGACTCAATTAAATAAAAAAGTGAGTGATCATTATCCATCGTTGATAGTATTATTTCAAGGTGTTCTTCACTTAGTAGATCGATAGTCCCAAATAAATTACCATAGTTTGTATTTTCCTGTTCCATATTCATAATAATAAGATATTTATAAAATATAATCAAATGAAAAATTTAGATAGAATCATAAAAAATATAATTAGAGAAGCTACCGGAGACAGTAGTGGATCTAGAGGTACTTATATATTACCAATGCAACCAGGACTTAGACCATGGAGTGGAACTTCATTAGGTCCTTATACAAAATCTGTTTCTAAATATGATAGCCCACTTTTGGCGTATGATAGTTATGATGGATCTATGGATGAAAGATTGGATCAGATAAAAAAAATAGAATCCACCGCAAAAAAAATTACAAATTATATTAAAAAACATCCTTCATCAACATTTTCAGATGATGATGGTAATGTGGTTAATCCATTTATGTCTAAGGAAGGTTTGCCAAGTTTTAAAGAAAAAATGGAACCATTCACAGAAAAGGTACCATTTAATGAATGGGTTGAGGTTTCAGATAATGGAATATTAAATGAGGATCTTGCCGTTTGGTTTGGTAAAAAGAAGAAACCTAAGGGGTCTTCTCAACCAAAAGGTCCTTGGGTTAACATTTGTAGTAAAGTTGACGGTAAACACCCTCCCTGTGGACGACAAGATACTTCTAAAGGTTCATATCCTAAATGTAGGGCGGCTGGAGTTGCTGGTAAAATGAGTGATTCACAAAAAAAATCTGCATGTCAACAAAAAAGAACCGCTGAGAAAAAAGATACTCAAACAGGAAAAGGTCAAAAACCAATAATGACATCATATAAAACAAAAAAGGAATCCGTAGATTCCTTAGTTAATAATATTTTAATCGAAATTAGAAACTCGGTCTAAGATATTGTGTAGAGAGTTAGTGATTTGTGAATTAACCTCACCCTCATAATTAAGTCTTCTCTTATCTGCCTCAAGATCAAAAATATATGTTAATCTTTCCCAATCCCTATCATGTAGTTTAACATTATAATTATAAACGTGATTAGTGATCTCAACTCTATGATCTGTCATTGTTATGAAAATTTTCATATCGTCATTTTTAAGATAACGTTTATCAGACATTGGGGCAATCATAAATTCCGTATCTTTATGTTGAATTATTTTAAGACATATTTTAAAACACGTCTTTTCATATGATAGGATTTCATTTTGATAAGTTGGTATAATATTTGAAGATTTTTTTGACCAAATATAAAATTTAAGTTTTAATCTACTTAAGAATCTTTTTATTTTGTTTTTCATATCTATATATTGTTTGTTTGTACAAATATATATAAATTATTTGAATAAAAAAAAAATTTTAAAAAAATTAACAATAAGCTCCTGAACAGTGTTTTTTACCGTCAAGACCTTTGATTTTACCTTTACATACTTGAACAGCATGTCCATTAGCATATGCCGAAGGATAAACATCGTATTTAGATTTGGCAGATGCTTTACCACGAGCACAAAGTGGGGTTCCTGTTTTTTTCTTACTTTCTGCCATGACCATATCTTCATTATCCATATTCATAGACATTTCCATACCGTCTTTTTTTGATTCATTCATTAAGAAATCAAATACCTGATCCATATTATTTTTAGATTCAGAAATATGGTCTTGAGCCCAATCATGTCCATTATCTAATATAGACTCAATCATATCGTGGTCCATATCTAATAATATATCACATTGTCTTCTCATTTGTTCTAAATTAGAAAAAAACATATATCTCTGAGAGTTTTCTTCGTGAGTCTCTCTAATTACTTTCCTTATAATTGAATCTAAATTTCTCATATTATTAATTATTTAATCCGTTAGGTCCACCTAAAGTAACCGCTCCAAGTTGAACAACTGCATTTCCTTGGTTATTAACTGCCACAGGGTGTGGTACATTGACAGTTGTTGCCACAGTGTCACAAATAACACAATCAACATATTCAGTACCTGAAGAATATGTGTAATTAGGTGTAAAAGATGGTGTAGGTGTATTTGTTGGTGTTACTGTTGGTGTTACCGTTTTTGTTGGGGTAACCGTTGGGGTAACCGTTTTAGTTGGGGTAACACTTGGTGTGTTTGTTGGTGTTACTGTAGGTGTAGGGGTTGGTGTCGGCGGTACTTCTTCACAATCTTCGCAACCCGAAAAGGATCCTGAAACGTAAAAATAATTTGTTGTTCCTGAATCACTTAATCCCTCAAAAGTAGCACAAAATGGTGTTCCAGAACCAAATTGTATTTCATAAGTAAGACCTGTTGTAGGAACACCATATTCACTACAAAAGTTAGTTGCTTCTATAGAAATATCTTCATCTGTACCACATCGTATAAAATGAAAATTTAATGACTCTCTACCATCACCTTCTAAACACGCACAACAATCGTCATATAGTTTAACAAAGTTTATATTTAGAGTTTCAGCACTCAATGTTACTGCCCCAACAGTACCACAAAATGGAGTCTCGCTAATACCGAACTCTACTGTGGCTCCCGAAGTTAATGTTACTGCAGAAAGAATGTATACATCATTAGTTATACATTCATTTATAATATAATTTGGCATATCTTTTTCTTTATAAATACTATCTTATTCAACTTTCTGATTAACAATCATGAAATTAATTTGTTGTTTATAAACATTAACCTGTCCTGATGTAGTTACTTTGATGTCAACAAAATATTCGTTAGGTATTTTATCTCTTGTATCGAAGATAAAATAGTACTCATTAGGCGTTCTATTTAACTTTGTCCAATCTTGAACAATTACCTCTGTTGTGCCTTCCTTAACATAAACTCTATATTGGCCATTAATATTTGGTAACTGTTTGTTTGTTGTATAAGCTTGTTTGATTATTACACCAACTTTTCTTAATTCGGTGTTTAATATTTGTTCATTTTGTTTTAATCCGTAATAACTAAATCCGTATTGAAAAGGATCGTTTGTATTTGTTCCAATTTGTATGGATTTTTTAATAGGGTATACCGTAAATTCATTTATTTGGTTTGGTAATGTAAAACCATTTAATATTAAATTTGACCATGTGTCCGTAAACATACAGGGAGTTTTATAACCTGTAAGTGGGGGTAATGTAATTTCATATACACCTTTTGTTCTTAAACATGATGGTAGGTTTTGAAGTCCCACAATTGGGGTACCTGATGAATCAGAAATTGTAACTGTAGGATTTTGATCCAAGTTTTGAAAATCCCCATCTTCATAGATGTATAGATATAATTTGTTAGATTTACCTAAAGTAAAATTATTTCTATCGTCTTCGATTAAATCATCATATGTTGTTAACAGGTAAGGCTCATAAAATGTTTGAGTATGTCGTGTAAAAAATCCTACTGAGTATGTTCCTGTTGTGCCAATTAAATTCTCAACCTGAGGAAGATATGCAATACCCCATCCAGCGGGGTTAATAAAAGATCCACTAAGAATTTGATTGATTTCATTTGTCATATCAAATTCAATATTTTCATTACCAAATTCAAAATGTTGAATGTCAACTATTGTAATTGCCGAATAGGGAACAGGGCCCAAATTTTCATTATTGTATATACCAGGGACTTGCCAATTTTTAATTGTTGTTGTTTGATACCAATTTGAAGGTCTGTCTGAATAAGCTTTATTAAATTCAAATGGGTCTCCATAATCTGAAAAATCATAACCAACACCTTCATCCCAATATTGTGGTTGATTTGGGTCAAAATCAAATTGAGGAATTCTAAAAAGAATAAGATCAAACGAAGTTGCCCTTAAACTTCCATCTGGCATTGATGTATTTAACAAATCTTGATTGAATGTTGAGGTATTTGTCATCTTTAACTTATGATTCATTCCACTAACACCACAATTCAAAGAAATAATGCCTTCAGCAACTTTTTCTTTTAAAAAAGTTAAGTCTAAATCAAAGATAAATCTTGAATAACCTATGGGATTGGAAATACCTCCATCACCATAAAATAGTTGCATAACGGGATTTCTTCCTGTATTTGCATAATCTTGGTAAATGATTGTGTTATTTCTATTAAAATAAGAGTTATTAATTGACATTCACTTTTATTTAATAAATATCAATTAATTCTAATATTTTGATTTAAAATTGAATTGTCCGCATCATCGAGTATTTTTTGAATATTATCTATACTTGTACCATCTGTTCCAATAGGTATTGGGGCTTCATTTGGGTTATGTACATGAGATCTTAAAAACTTTACAATCAACTTAAGAAGTTTCATTAATTCATTACCTCTTACCATAGGATCAGTATTTGGTAACACATTGTTTACAAAATAATCTTGGGTAATCCCATATAAAGTATCTCTTGGTAATAAATTAATTTTTGACTTAGATGGAATGTCCGTTTTGTGAGATAATAGGTATAAAAAATCACCAGCCATAGTTCCGTAAGTTACAGGTTTTTGATTATAAACAATCTGTTTTAGTGTTATTGTTTCTTTTACTAATTGTTGTCCAATAACATTTTGAGCCCAAACTAACGCACTTCCAAATTGTCTATCTGATGGTAATAATTTAACTTTCTTAAAGAAGTCATTTACCATATTATATTCTGTGGCTGCCGTTGACGAAAGTTTGCTTATATTATTATAGGTAGGTCTAAAATAAAATGGAAATTGTTTTTCTAATTTTGTGTCATTTTCAAAAGGGTATTGGGTATAACCCTCAATAGTGATTTTACCTTTATTGACTCCACCAATGAATTGATTAATTAATTTAATACTATCATCTTTTGTTTTACTTGTAAATTCTAAAGTATATTCAGGACCACTTTTATAAGCGTCCAAAGGGGTGTTCATATTAATCTCCGTAGATTTGGTCTGATCTTTAGGTAATAAAGAATATAATTTAATATTTCCGTTATATACTGTTGTGGCTGTTACCCCACCATTTGGAGTTGGTCCTGTAGTTTGGAATTCATTTGTAATCTCCCACTCAATTAATTTTTTAACTAATTGAGATTTTGATGAGAATAAAGTTTTTTTTAAATCATCTAACTTTTTTCTTTCTAAAGAAAAACTTGATAACTGAAGAAAACTTCTGTTTTGCCTTGGGTTTGGTAAATTAAATCCTGCGGTTTGAGTTTTGATGTTTTTTCCTGCCCTTATTAAAATCTCATCTTCTTTTACAATAACATCTGCGGTACCTCTACCCAATAAAGAGTTATCCCCTGGTTCCGGGTAAATTCCATTAGCCTGACCTTTAATTTCAAAACTTAAAGGGTCTTTAATATTATTTGCCTGTTTTAAGAATGTACCACTAGCTAACATTGATTCTGAATTGTGCCAGTTTTCAAAACCATTATTTTGTGGTCTTGTAATTGGCCCTTGAATGTAAAATTTAGTATTGTCTACAACTTGACTTGTGTTGTAATAGAATATATGAATATATTCGTTTTCTTTTGGTACTTGACTCAAATAGTATGGAAGTAACGGTAAATAAATTAATGGATCTCTTTCAGTCCATATATCTTTTTCAGGGTTCCAATTATCAGGTAAAAGAGCGGATTCAGTTTCTTCAATTGGTACCGCTCTAATACGACCCAACATCAAAGGATCTTGATTGTTAATCACATATCCTTGAAATATTACTTTTAATTCACTCATTTTGATTTAATCCTTTCGGTATATTCTTTATGTATTAAATTATAAGTATTTTCTAACGAGTCTAAATGGTGCGTTAATTTAATTATAGATTCTTTTGTAACTTTAAAGTCTTCATTAATAAACTCCATAGCTGTATGTAAATCCTTATTGGATTTTTCTTTATAATCTTTAATAATCTTTAAGATTTCCTCCGCTTGGACTCTTTTCTTATCTAAATCAAAATGATTTTCCATATGCACTTGCTGGTATTGTTAACCCTATTGGTAATACTGTTAATGGTGGAACACCAGCTGCGAGTTTTCCATTTTGGATATTTTCTCTTTCTTGACCTTCAATAATCGCATACATGGACGCCACAAATTTATTTGGACTACCGTCCGGCATAGGACCAACAGGTACTCCTATTGCCTCAAGGTTTTCCATAGTGTTCATGAACGCTCTTGTTGAAGAATATCCGGCTAATGCTTTTGATGCCAATAAAAGTGGTAGAGGTATTTCACCACCAACTTGTAGTATTTTTGCCCTTGAGGCATTTACGGCCAAGTTGAGTAATCTTAATAATTCATCAATACATGACTTACATTCCTGAAAGTTCAAAATAGAGTTAAGAGGCGCTCCAATTAAAGCAATTATTGCTAAAATTATTTTTGTTATTTTATTTCTTTTTTCTGTAACAATATCTGAGTTTATAAATTTGGTTAATTTTATAATTTCTTTAGTTAAATATTTGAATACTTTTCCTGTTAATTGAGCCAAAAGTCTTGAGATAAATGTTGTGTAAAAATTTCTATAATCTTTTGAAAATTTTAAAATGTTATTTACGCCGGCAGGTATTGGTTGATTAGTCGCATATGCCATTGTTAAAAATGGTAAAATAGTTTTTGGTGAAAGTACTGATGCCGCCATAGCGTTTAAGAATTGTTCTAAAAATCCCTTATCTAGCGAAGGTTTGAATGTTTGATCACTAGTTGGGTATAGAATATTCAAAGCATCTTCAATTTCATTTTGATTGTTAGTGTCTTCATTATAAGTTAAATTATCTAAAGCAACTAAAGTTGCGTCAACATTTAAAGGAACTTGTACATTATCACAATCCTCAAATTCAATAACTCCTTTTTTTATATTTGATATGTTTTGTTCAATAATTCTTAATTCAACATCGGTTAATTCAAAAAAAGAATCTGTGGTATTATCAATTTCGGAAATTTTAGCGTTACTATTTACTGAAATTTCTTTTTTTGTGTCGGAACATAAACAAGAAATTCTTTTGTTTATTGCCATAACTTTTTGTAACGAATCTAATTTGGATTTTCCCTCATTTTGAGCAAAAGAAATTGCACCAGTTGTTAAATCGACTAAATATGTGAATAATGTTTTAATTTCTAAAACATTAATAGACGAATAATAATCATTTAAAAATTCGTCAACGGTTGGGAATGTTTGTCTTGGTTTTAAATCAATTTTAAAAAAACTACCTTGTATTGGTTGGACAGTTATAGGATCAACATAAGTTTCAACATATGTTATATCAATTAAATTTTGTAATGATGTACCGATATAGTTACTACCGGCAGTGGATGAAAACGATTGATTTAAATTTTGAGTTCTTTTATACAACTCCCTATTCATAGAAAATGGTTCATTAGTTGGATCTGATGAATATAGTTGAAAATCCTCAGGTTTTTGCTCATAAAAAAATTTACCTATTCTGTCTGTTGGTGATGTTTGTAGGACACCAAAAAGATCAATTTCGGAAACAGGTATATAAAATGATGTATTAAAATTGTAGGCTTGATTTTCACCGCAGTTTAAAAATTCTTTAGTTAACTCCACTAATAACTCAGGAATTCCTTTTTTTGTTTCTTTTAAAGAATCTAAATATATTTTTTTTACAAATTTGTCAGTGTCTAATCCTGATCCTTTTAATTTTTGTAGTTGTTTTACTAAATGTTCTAAGAATGGAGTACAAGTATTATCTTGTTTATTTTTCTTTCTATTGTACTTATCTAACTGTTTAACAATTTTCTTTTTGTCTTCCTCAAATGAGGTTCCTCCAATTTTTTTTAATTCGTCATAACTTTGTTTGAATTCTTTATATTGTTGGTAACCAGTTATGGTTTTTGAAATGTCCTGTACATCCTTGTTTACATCTATGGCCATAAAAAATTATTTTGTCATTTTATATTTACCATCGCTTTCTACATCCTTTTTTAGTAAATTTTGAAATGTCTCATCATTAATATCCAAATCAGATAAAGTAAAATCTTGTTCTTTTTCACTACTTTTTTGCCAAATACTCGACTGCAATTTAGACAGAGTTAATTTTTTTTCAACACAGTCGTTAATAATTTTTTGTTGTTTTTCGATTACAGGACCAATAAGTGTCATATCCTCAGGTTCTTTCATCATTGTCAACATTTTATTTTGAATTCTTATTGCGGTATTTCTTTGCTCAACAAGTTCATTATAAATCTCTTGCATTAGAGATAACATTGACTCTTTACTTAGATTAATTTCTTTTTTTGTTGGTCTTGGCATACCTATAAATATTAGTCTTTTAATATTTCTTGGACTAAATCAAAATACAACTTTTTAAACTTTTTGATTGATGTCCTAATTTCTTTTGTTGAAAGATTCGTCATTTCACGAAGTTCAAAAAGTATTATGTTTTTATTAAACTTGTTGTTATTACTGTCAGGAAAAATTAAACTGTAATTTTCAAATAAGTCGTAAATTGCGGATCCTAATTTTTTTTCGTCTTCATTAATGATAGATTCGTCTAAGTCTACTTTTAATTTTTCTAAAAATTTTTTTATTATAATTTCTGAGGTCATATCGTCTTCATCTATAGTGTAAGAAAAATCAGGCCTATTTGACAAATCATAAGATATGTCTTCATAAGAAATTTTTCGATTCATTTCTTTTTGGTCTTTCATGATTTGACCCATAAGATAATTCTTACAAATTGTACCAAAATAAGAATAAGCCTTCTTTTCTTTTGAAGGCTTGAACTTATCAATTTTGGTCATAAGAAAAGAGTGTGTGTCAGTATGAACCTCTTCAAAATTCATATCTCTCCTATACAATTTATATCTTCTTATGATTGAGGATATCATTTTATCTAAAGGCTCTTTTAAAAACTCATTGTAAATCTTATTTTTTTCTTCTTGAGTTTCAGCAACTAAAAACGATCTTACCGCAGTTTCTTCTCTTTCATCAAAATAATTATTTGTTGTTGGTTTTCTACCTTTCTTTTTCTTTTCTAAAGTTAAATCCGTTTCATTTTCAGACATTAAATTTCTTGAGATTCATATTTTATTTCTCTGTCATTGTTGTAGAAATATTCTTTCTTTGCTGATTCAATCCAAAATATTGCTTCTTCCTGTGTCATTTTTTCTTCCCCATTTTTGTAGTTCCAAAAAATTGAACCTTCTCTTAAATTCATGTGTTTGTATCCAATTTTTGGAATAGTCATTATTTTTAAAGAATTGTGTGTAAGTCTTAAAAATAATTCATAACCAAAAACCAACTTAAGATTGGATTTTAAACCACCCATATCTAAAAACTTATCTTTACTAAATACCATACCAGAAATTTGAAAGTTTTGAAAGGTTTGTAAAGTTTCATTTGTCAAAATCCCAATCTCGGAAGAAACATTTGCGGCAAAAGTGGCCTCATTTGTAAAACCCGCAAAAACTAACTTATCGTCAACATCAACAACTATTGGTAGAAAAACATCTACATCGTTATAAATATCCATATATTTAGATGCGTTTTTAAACCAAATGTTTGAGTATTCGTCGTCAAATTCTAAAATTGAACACCATTTTGAGTTAGAAACTTTTACACCGTGATTAACTTGACTTGCAAAATTAGGTGACTCATTCCAAGACTCTAAACGAACATTTAAATCTTCAAAATCATAAGAAGAAAGAAATGAGATTAAAGTGTCTTCATTACCGTGAACAATTATTAATTCTTCTAAAAAATCTTTTTGGTGTTTAACTGATTGGATGCATTTATTGAAAAAATCTTCAAATGCTATTGCTCTTCCTGATTTAATAGGAAGTATAATTGATATTTTATTTGTACTCATAATTATATTGTTTCAAATTTAGATAGTTGATCTTCGAATGAAGTAAGTCTTGTTTCAAAAATTTTAGAAAATAATAATAAAGTTTCTTCTTCGAATTTTTGCTCTGTTGATACGCCAACAATTGTTTTTTCCATTTGTTCGTAGATTTGTGGATTCACATTATCTTCTAACCAATTTTGGATAAAGTCTGAAAGTACATCAACAATTAATGTTTTATTGTTTAACCAAAGACCATTATCTTCAGTCATCCAAGAAGGTGCAATATCAGGAACTAATCCCAAAACAGGAATACCCATTTTCATTGATTCAAGTGGGAAAGTACCGTATGAACTTGTTTGGTCAATCCAAATAGAAATAAAACTGTCTTTCATTGCTTCAGCAAATTCAGGTTCAGTCAAACCTCTTAGATCTCGGAAAGTAATCCATCTATATTGAGGAAATTTAACATAAAAAGTTTTAATTAAATTTGTCGTATCTCTATGATCTCTTGTGTGAATATTCACAATTGTTTTTGGTGGGAACTTATTTTTTTGGAATTCTTCCGAAATAAATGGTTCAATAACATCTACTGAAACATTTCTTATAACTGATTCAATAAGTTCTTTTTGTTTGTTTGAAGTTGTAATACATTTGTAAAATCCTAACTGAGGCCAAGATTGTCCTGGTTGTAAAGTTTCAAATACATGATCAAATGCTTGACTTAAAACAATTTTACCACAAGGCAATTTTGTAATTTGTTCCATTATAAAACCATAAATTTCAGGTATAATAATCAAATCATCAGGAGAAATCTCCAAACTTGTACCATCAATAGATCTATGTTCTAATTTTGTCATGTACTCTTCACCTAACCAAGAAGATACTCCAAAATATTCAGGTTTTTCATGTAAGATTATTGCGTTGTAACCATTATTTTTTAATGTTAACGCCATGTGATAAATGTACTTGATAGACGCTTTTGCGTTACCTTTTGTGTCCTGTACCATAAAATAAATTCTTGAAAGTTTTTCTTTCATATTATTTACGGACCTTTCTAATTTTTCGTAATTTTCAGTACTCATATTTTTTTTATAGTTTGTTTATTATGTTTTTAACTCTAAGAGTGTTAAATGCGATTTTAAATGGGATTGTTAGTTCACTATTATTTGTACCTAATTTTTCGTCAACAGACTCGGACTCGGTGATTATAGTTTCTATCATCATTTTAATCATTTCATATTTGACTAAATGGAATTGAGTATCACCTGTTGTGGTGTCTAATTCAATTTCCTTTTCAATTTTATCTAAGTCAATATAGTAGTTTTCACCAAAAGTATTAAATAACATTATCTTTTATATTTTTTAAAGTTTCGTTAAATTCAGACAATGAGTTTATTTCATAATTTGAAGTAACTTGTTTATTGTAGGTAGTATTATATTTTACAACAATTTTTCCCTGTGGTACTTTTAATAATAGTATTGGATCTGCGGTAAGTAAAATGTCTATTTGATCCCACATTGTATTTTTAGTGATTTCGCTGAAAAAAACTATCTTTTCTAATAAACAACCAAACTTTGACAAGAAAAATAATGTAGATGGTTTAGATCTACCTATTTCACTTGATACGATCATCAATTCGTTACTATCCCTAAATTCAAAATATAAATCATTTAAAATATTAAAAGTTGTCATTTCAGTAGATGGTGCATGTCCAAATAATTCCATCACATATTCTTCATACATAAAACTAAATAATTCTTCAGTATTTTTAAATCTATAATGGGTGTCTAACTGTAGAGTTTCTACTTCCGATAATTTTTCGTAACTAAAGTTTAAATCAATATCACCAATAAGTTCAGTTTTTCCTGACATATCTAATTCAAATGTTTGACCCACAAAATCATCTTGTCCCTTTTCAATTAGATTTTTTGTATATATTTGGTCAAATTTTGATAAGGTGTCCCTTAAAACCCCATTAACATCAATTCCTATCCTCTTCATATTTTTGTAATATTTTTGTGATTATTGGATTTCTAACCCCATCATTATCACCAAATTCAAAAATCCCAACTCCAGGGATATTAGTAAATCTAATTAATGCATCATAAAGACCTGAATGTTTTTTATCTTTATATCTGTCAGTTTGTTCAATGTCTCCTGATATAAAAAATTTACTACTTGTTCCTATTCTTGTTAACAACAATTTCATTTGTTTTGGAGTTGCGTTCTGAGCTTCTTCAAAAACTAAGATTGAATTGTCTATTGTCATACCTCTCATGTATGCCAAAGCAAATACTTCAATAACTTCGGCCTCTTTAAGTTTTTCTCTAGCTTCTTTACCAATAATTTTATTTAAAAGGTAATATGATGGGAAAATATATGGATCTAATTTTTCCTCTAAATTTCCAGGTAAAGATCCTAATTTTTCTTCGGCCTCAACTGCTGGTCTTACAATAATAATTTTATCATAACCATTACTATCGTCCAATAAAAGATCTACGGCCGTTTTCATTGCAACATAACTTTTACCAACACCCGCAGGTCCTGAACAAATTGTTATTTGATTATTTAATAGTGTCTCATAGTATATTTTTTGATTTTCAGTTAGAAATTTATTCTTAGGTCTTTTTTTAAGAACTTGTGAGATTATTTCTTTTTTAGAATTAATAGGAACATAAGGTTCTTCTGTGTATTGTGGTTTTCTTCTTGTCATATTTATCTTACAAATCTTTTAATGCATTCCTGATCATAAATTATTTTTCTTAAACTACTTGTTGAAAAGTCATGATCTCTTTTATTATAAACAAATCTTATATTTCTTTTCATACAAATATCTTTTGCGGTAAAATTTTGATCCTTATATTCTTCACCAATAATTCTAACATCAATATCTAAAGATGCGAATATAGTTTTTAATTCCTCTTCATTATTGTAAGGTATAATTTTGTCAACATGTTGAACAGCGTCTAACTGAATATACCTTTCAACTAAAGATTGAATTGGTTTATTTTTTTCTGTTCTATCAGTAGATGGATCTACTTGTAGTGCGCATATTAAATAATCGCAATATTTTTTACACTCCTCTAACATTATTATATGTCCAGCATGTAATAAATCAAAAGTAGAACAAGTAATCCCTACGGTTTTTTTATTTCTTTCCATGTCCATAATATTCTACCCAATATTTAATCATTTCATCTAACATAGTTTCGAACGAGTATTCTCTTGTCCAACCCAACTCATTTTTTATTTTTGATGGGTCACCTTTTAAATTATCTAATTCTTCAGGTCTAAAATGTTTTTCGTCAATTACAATGTAATCTTTATAATCCAAACCTAAAGAGTTGAATACATAACTACAAAGATCCCCAACAGAATGTGATATACCTGTCGCACAAACATAATCATTAGGTTTGTCAGATTGTAACATCAACCACATTGCGTAAACATAGTCTTTGGCGTGACCCCAATCTCTAGTGGCGTTTAAATTTCCAATATTAAGTTTATCTTGCAACCCTAAACTAATTCTTACTGCCGCTTTAACAACTTTATTTGTGACAAAGTTTGTTCCTCGTCTTGGAGACTCATGGTTAAACAAAATACCATTCCATATTTTCATACCATATGAGTTTCTATAATTTCTACAGATATTATATGAGAATACTTTAGCACAACCGTATGGTGATACAGGATTCATTGGTGTTAATTCTCTTTGGTACCCATCATCGTCAATTGAATTTCCAAACATTTCAGATGAGGATGCTTGGTAAATTTTTGAATGTGGTGAAACTAATCTTACTGATTCTAACAGATTTAATGTACCTATGCCGGTTACATTCGCCGTGTAAATTGGTTGATCAAAACTAATTCTCACATGGGATTGTGCCGCTAAATTATAAACCTCATCTGGTTGGACTGTAGTTAAGAGTCTAACTAAAGATGCCATGTCAGTTAAGTCGGCATACTCTAAATTAATCTGATTGTTTTCTCTTAAATGTTCAATTCTAGAGGACTGTGTTTCTGATACGGAGTTTCTTTTTACCGTACCCCAAACCTCATATCCTTTTTCTAAAAGTAATTCTGCTAAATATGATCCATCCTGACCATTAATTCCTGTTATTAACGCTTTTTTCATTTATATTTTATTTTATTATACATGGTTATTAACAACTTCAATAACCTTACTAATTTCTTCATCTGTCATTTGATGGTTGTTTGGGAGATATAGACCGTAGTTGTGAACTAATTTTGAGTTTGGTAAATTTTGTTTACCATATCTTTCATACCAAAAAGGATGTTCATTTATTGATCCACAAATTAAAGGTCTACATTCTATATTATTTGTGATTAATTGTTCAGTTAATTCTTTTATGTTTTTAGTAATTATTGGAAATGAAAAATTAGAAATAAAAGAACCTTCAGGTGGGGAAACATTCCAAAAAGTATTTTTTATTTCGTTTTTATATCTTATAAAATTTTTATTTCTATTTTCAACAATCATGTCTAATTTTTCTAATTGACCTAAACCAATATATGCTTGTAAATCGGTAGACCTTAAGTTAAAACCAGGGTAGTAAAAAGTATATAAAGATCTAAATTTATCAACACTATACTTTTCTCTTAAAGAGTTTTGTTTTTCTTTTGGTAAATCCCTATCCCAACCATGTGATCTTATTGACAATAATATATGGTATAAATCCTCATCATTAGTTGAGATCATACCACCCTCAATTGTTGACATGTGGTGACCAAAATAAAATGAGAATGTTGATAAATCACCTAAAACCCCTAATAACTTATCATTATATTTAGAACCTATTGATTCGCAAGTATCCTCAATAAGTAAAATGTTATTTTCCTTACATAATTTTAATATTTCATCCATGTGATTTGGTATGCCTAAAACATGAACTAAAATAATTGCGGAAGGGTTATCATTTTTAATAATTTCTTTAAGATGATTAATATCTAATCCTAAATTATCAATATCACAATCGCACATGATGGGTTCCATACCTAATTGTATTGTTGGAGTTACGGTAGTAACCCAAGAAACCGCAGGTACAACAATTTTATTGTTTTTAAGTTTACCTGATAACAATAAAGAATATATTGCCGCTAAGTTTGCCGAAGATCCAGAATTAACAAAAACTGAATATTTTACACCTAACCATTTGGACCATTTTTTTTCAAATTCTAAAGTTAAATCTCCTTTAGTAAGTCTCGGGTTGGTCTCCAACCAAGTTATTAATCTTTTAACATCGTTAAAGTCTATTGTGTCTTTAACTAAATTTATTTTTTCTGTCATAAAAAGTTTTTCTTTTATTAATTTAATCACAAAATTTATAAAGTAATTTATTACTTTCTAACTTCTTTATAATTTTGTATAAACCATTCTACGGTATCTTTAATACCTTCGTTTAAATTTTTGAATTCAAAGCCAACAGGTGCGTTAGTGATTGCTGGTTTTTTGTATTGGCCCATAGGTTTGGTGGAATCAAAAATGATGTCTTCGTCTTTTATATCAAAAGTATTACAAATTATTTTTGCAATATATAATATAGAATTTTCAATTGGGTTTATTGCCATAAAAGGGTCATCTGAAGTCCAATTATTTAAAGACCAAATAATTAATTTTGCCAAATCTTCGGAATAGATAACTTGTCTTAATGGGCTTCCATCTCCCCAAACTACCATTTTTTCGGATCTTTGTTTTGATAGATACGCTCTATGTATCATAGCTGGTATCATATGACCATCTTCTAAATGAAAATTGTCATTAGTGCCATAGACATTAGTTGGTATAACAGAAACCCAATTGGAGTTTAGTACTTTTTTAATGATGTTAGTTTGATACCCTGAAAGTCTTTTTGCGTATGCGTACCCATGGTTTGATGGGTGTGGTGCCCCATTATCTATTTGGTCAGGAGTTAAAGGAAATGTAATATTTTTATCAGGAAAAATACAAGTGGATAATAAGTTAACAAAATTAGGAATTTCATTTTTATATGACGATTCAATAATGTTGTTATTAATTACAAAGTTTTCAATAAAAAAACCTTTATTGTCTTTCATATTTGCTTGTACTCCACCAACTTTAGCGGCACAGTGTATGACTGTATCGACATCACTATGTTTGACATGGTAAGTAATATAATCCATAGTTTTTTTTGGGTCTAATAAATCTATATCATCTTTTGTGTGATACACATGTTCAGGGCCCAATATTTTTTTTAAAGCGGAACCAACTAATCCGTTAGATCCTGTAACTAAAACTTTTTTCATAATTTAATCCAATTTTTACAACCAATTTGTAATGTATCTAAAAATGATACATTAAACCAACGGGATGGGTAAATAACTTTTTTATTTTGATTATTGCTCATTCATGCTCCCCACCAAGAAAAACTTGAATTTGCCACGACATTACTCATTAGAAAATCCCTTGTAGTGTTTAACAGAATCCTCAACTAAAGATTTTGAATTAACAATCGAATCTTCCATCATCCTGTTAATTGCTTCAACATATCTTGGTCTTTTAACTTTAAAACATATGTCAATTTTTCTTTTTAACTCAGCAATCTCACTATCACTTGTTGCTGAACTAATAGCGTCCTCTAAGTACCACATTCTACAATGTAGAATTGATAATTTTTCAATAACTTCTCCAATATTGTCAGTTTGAATTAAATCCTCTGGCATCTCAACATTTTTCCCACGATTTAATAATTCTTTTGTAGTTTCTCTAATTATATCTTCAATCTTTTCTCCAATCATTTTAATTAATTTTTGTAAATTTATTATAACCCTCAGTATCATAAAAGTCGGGGTATTGTCTAACATAAGTATGATAATAAAAGTGTGGTTTATCAATAGTAAATGAGTTTATTAAATCCTTAAATGATGATTGCATTAAATGAACTTCTTTTGCATTTTCAATAACTCCTAACATGTGGAAAAAATTATATTTGGTATCATTTTTAATTATTTTTAAATCCGTTATAATTTTGTTTTTATCAATAGAGAATCCTCTATTGATATCATCATGAACAAAAACATATTCTTCATTGTTAGGATTTAATTCTTCCATAATTTTTTTTTCACTTTCATAATCTCTTTCAAATTTAAACTTTGTAAATCTATAATCAAAAGGTATGTTTATGCTGTTATAAAAACCAATGTCAAAAGTTTTTGGTCCGCTAGACCAAAGACGATCAAAGCCAACTTTAATTAAATCATTGTGTAGATTATTTTTACGAATGTATGATTCTACTTCATTATCATCTACCAACGGTAATATTTTAATATTGTTATCGTCTCTAAACATATATGAAACATTATCATAATTATGATTTTTACAAAAGACAGTAACTTCATAGTGTAGCTCACAAAAGTGTCTAACTAATCCATTACAAATTATGTGATCACCTAAACCTAAGTGGTGGTATATATATTTCATTATTTATAATATTAACAAGCCCAAGATGCGTCTGAAGTTTTATTATACCAAATTAATGTAGAATCAATGGCCATTGATTTATTTAACTTGAATAATGTGTCCATACAAAAATCATAATCATATGATAAAATTTTATCTTGATTCCATTTAATATGATCTAAAACACTTCTATGAATTGTTGTTGGTCCACCGCAAACCCAAAAACCTACGCAACACCCATAAGATTTATTGTTTGGGTCAGGAAAATAATTTAAAGGTCTTTCGGTGTAATTGCCATCACCAAAATGATCACTGTATAATTTTTTTGTGTTGGCAAATTTAATATCCTCAATTTTAATTTCATTAAATCCTGTTTCATACTTATAAGAATGATTTAGATGAAGTATGTCATAATTTTTAAAGAAATGTTTAATTATCTCTATTCTTTGTGGGTGAGGTATATCATCAGAATCGTGATAAGTGATGTACTCACATGTTGAGTGTTCTGACCCAATACCTCTGTTTGGGCCTTCCATAACTTGCCTGTTGTTTAATACAATTTCTAATCTTTCAAAAGAATCATTATATTTAGACTTTAATTCCTCTACAAGTTGGGGGTTAACTATATTTCCTTCTGAGACCGAAATAATCACTTCATTAGGTTTTTCCGTCCCATTTTCGTAGTGTTTTAATATACAATCTAAATACCTGAAGTGATTTGGGGTGGAGGGGATTACTAAACTTATTTTCATTTTATTGGTAATTACTGGTTATTGGGTAATGTAAATTTTTATTAATATGGTCTTTATATTTTAAAGTTAGAGGATGGAAAATATTTCCATTTATTACGGCCCACCTTATTGGGTAACTTGACATTTGATTAGTACTTGGGATTACATGGTCTTTAGCGTCTCTACCCCAAGATGATGGGTTTAATTTAAGGTCCTCTAAATAACCATCCATTTTTTCATTTAATCCATTCCACCAATCCGTAGTGAATGGTGTGTTTTTTTTACATATAAATGCTCCATTCCCTATCAGATGATACCACCCACCTACTATGTGTTTTGAACTCCATTTAGTACCATCTTCGTTTCTTGTGAAATCTAAACAATATTTTGATTTTGTTGGGTCTAAGTCACAAAGTTCTAATCGTGCAACATGATCAGGGTCCTTTTCGCCATAGCCAATTGCGTATAAATTATCATTGTTATTTAATTCATCAAAAAAAAAAATCCAAGATCCTAAAGTTCTTTTTATGTCTGAATATCCACCACCATAATGATGCATAAAATAACACTTAAGGTAGTCCCCCTTTTGTATTTCTGAAAGGTATTGATATCCTTCATGTAAAGGATAGTTAGGTAATATGTAATCTTTAAGATTATCTTTGGTTATGAATACGACCTCACAATTAGATCTATTCGTTAGGTCATTTAATGAGTTATGTCTGTTATGTGACATATCTTCATTATTTAACCACCAACAATATATTTTAGGTTCTAACATTATAGTTTTTTTTTATTTTTAATTTATTTTTAATTTATATTGCTAATTCTAATTGTTTCCATTTTTTTTTATGTCATTTGTGTTGTAAATTTTGAAGTTATCTATTGTATAATATTGAAACTAAGATTTTCATTATAATAAAATTAAATGGTCGTTGGTTAATGGTTTCTCATCTATGTTGATTCTTTCACCTATGAATCTACCGTTTTCTCTTTTTATTGGGAATTGTTTTTTTTCATAAAATTCATCGTGAGTACATTTATCATTTACAAATTGTCTGTATATAGATTTTAAAAATGACTGATCGGAACCGTATGATAATGTTTTACCCATTGTGTAATCCATAATTAAATCTTTCATAGATACTTTCTTTGATTTGATTCCCCACATACCACCTAAAATACCCATTTCGTCATTTCCATATGGAACTCCATGAGCGGGATGATCCCTCATTACATGAAGAGTTTTTCCACTACCTACCCATTCTTTTACTGCCAAATATTCTCTAAAAGATATTCTAGAATCACAGTCCCTAAAACAAACATATTCAGAGTCCTCAATATCACAAGCAAAAAATCTCCAAAACATACCGTATATGTTTAAATCTGAAACATCAATACATTCCACATTGTTTTCAATTAATTTTTCAATTGTTTCTTTTGGTACGGAATTGTCATAATACAAAACCATTTTCCAATTTGGGTATGTAAATTTTATCAATTCAGAATTTCTAATTGATCCTATATTATAAATTGGTTTATCTCCCCATAAACTAAAACTAATATAATTCATTTTTTATAATTATAATTTATTTAAACTTTCTTCTAAATTCACCTCATGACCCTGAGTCTTATGTGAATCTAATTGTAAGTGTTGTAATATACCATTTGTTATTAACATTTTCTTACTCATTAAATGAGCAAAGAAAGTTATTGATCTTTCATGTGCGTGACCACAAGTTTTTGTGTCTTTAATTTGATTACCAATAGGTTCAAACCATTTCATGTATTGATCAAAAATGTCAGTTCTAAAACTTGTGTTTGATGTTGATGACCAAATCGCATTTGGGTTTTGTTGTACAATTTTGTTAAAGTATTTTATCAAATCAACTTTATGTTTGTTTTGAATTATTGGTAAGATATGTTCATTCCATTCAGGATTCATTACGAATTGATAATGGTTTATTGGAAACGGTATATAACCAATCATCTCAATGTTTTCATTATAAAACTTGGTATGAATCTGATCAAAATTTTTATCTAAGATTACATCATATTCCACAAGATTTATATATTTTGTTTTAATTAAATTGTTTTTCCAAAGAAAATACCATCCAGTATAAGAAGTGAATAATGGATAATCTTCCATATTATCTTCATAATCCCTTGCAATAAATAAATTTGGTATGTGTGAAATTTTATCAACAGGTCTGTTACCTAAAAAGACATATGTAAACTTATACAAATTGGAAAACTTAGATTTAGTTTCAAAATCTAAAACCAAACTTTGGTCATGTATGAATACAAATGTTTCGGACTGACTCTTATTGTTTATGTCTATTGGTAAATTTTCTTCGTATGATTTAGAAAACTCAACTCTGTTATTTTCCCACTGTTGGTTTGTTTGTCCAATTGAAAGGTGTGTTACCCTAACATCAAACATTACCCCAACTTTTACTTCATCTATAAAATTTGGTAAACAAAATCCTAAATCATAAAAATGGAATCCTTTAATGTTCTCATCAAAGTTATGTTTAATTTTATTTTTATTAACAACAATAAAAAGACCATCCACCAATATCACATCTTCAATTTTATTTCCAAGATCTTTAGAGTAGGTACTTGTCCATTTTTTACCGTCGTGTTTGTGGTTAACAATACCATACATTGTTGACATAACCTCCCACCATTTAGCGGTCTTGTCAAGATATTTTGATCCTGCCAAACCTAAAATACCGTATTCGGGTGATTTACTAATATGTTTTAAAATCTTATCTCCCCAATTTTTTGTGTCAAATTCTAAATCATCATGACATAATATAACAATATCGTACTTTGATTCATTTAAAATTTCATTGTAAACTTCAGACAATGATTTATTACCATTGTTAATTTTTTCAATAACCTCAACATCTTTATACATTGATGTTTTTTGTAAATAATCAATATATTCTTGATTATGACTTCTTGTTGAAAACCCTATTGTGATCATATTCCTGTACTTCCAAACCCATTATCGCTTCTGTCTTTAGAATCAAGATCTTTGTCTTCAACAAGATTAACCCATTTACCTGCAACCACAGGACATAAAACAGCTTGAGCTACTTTTTGACCCTTTTCTATTTTAACTTTATCTTTTGAGGTATTAAACAAAATCACTTGAATCTCTCCCGTATAACCCTGATCAATAGTTCCTGGAGAATTTAAAACCATCAAACCTTGTTTGAGAGCTAAACCGCTTTTTGATCTAATCTGAACTTCATAGTTCTCAGGAATATCAATATGAATTCCTGTCGGTACCAATTTCCTATCAAAAGGAAGAATTAAACATTCTTCTGTTGAATATAAATCAAATCCTGAATCTGTAGGGTATGCGTATTCTGGCGTTTTTGCATCAACATTAGATTTTTTAAATTTAACATCAATCGTTACTGATTGTTTTTTAAACTCTTCTTCTAATTCATCAAAATTTATTCCAAGTAAATCCATTAAATTATTATAATCTATGTTGTTATCATCTTCACCGTCTTCACCGTCTTCACCCATTGAATTCATCATATTTAAAAGTTCATCAAGTTCCTTTTCTTCGTTGTCATGTAGTTCATCCATTATTTTAAATTTTTTAATTTTATTATTGCATCAATTAAAACCTCAACATCTCTTTCACAATATTCAGATATTTCTTTTAATCTATTTTGTTCCCAATATGCGCTATGAACCATTCCACCGTTTACATCTCCGTCTTTTGGTGTTGGGATATCTAAACATGCACACATTAGATCTAATGATCCAATTGCGGTGTAAGCACCATATTGCCAAATTTCTTTAGTATCAATTGCTTTTACTTCCCAAGGCTTTGTATCGTATGAGGGTAGGATCTTTGATGGCATAATGCCGTTGATAATCATTCGTTTTGCCAACATAGGGATATCAAAATTCTTTAAGTTGTGACCACAAAGATAAAAATCCAATTTATGACAACGATCCAATAGGTTTCTTACATCAATAAGAAGTTTTTTCTCATCATCACCAGAGAATGTTTGTTTTTTTGTTTCGCCATTATCTAAAACAAATGCCATAGACACACAAACAATCTTAGCAAATTCAGGAACAAGTGCCGATCTTTTTCTAAACACTATGTCCATATGTTCTTCTGTTGTCCTATCATCACCCCATTCTTTATCTTCGGGAAATCTTTTTAGAAACCAATCGAAGTATTTGTCAAATTGATTTGCGACTCTTGGGTTAGACTCAATACAAGTTTGGTAGTCTTTGCAACCACCAACTGTCTCGATGTCTAAAAATAATATTTTTGTAATTGGAATATTGATCATTTTTATTTAATTAAAGATTTGTAAAATTCTGCTCTTGTTTTTGTGACGGTATTTAAGTGATACTTGTCTTTTACTGTTTCATATAACCTTTCACCAAGATCGGTAATCATGTTTGGATTGTCAACCAATTTTTTAATGTTTTTTGCCCAATCGCTGTGGTTTTTAACCTCATCAACAAGTAGTGCGTTTCCATCCGTAAATTCACCGTTTTTCATTGCGTGTTTAAGGTCTATGGTATATGGACCAACATTTGAAGCTATTAATGCCTTTTTATAAAAACCTGCCTCAATAACTTTTAATTGAGATTTCATTCTGTTGAAGATATGGTTTTTAATTGGGGATAATGAGATGTCAAAGTTTGAGTAATTTCTTGCGTAACTATCTACAGGTCTTGTCCAAACTCTAACATAATTTTCTTCGTTAACCTTTGGGTAATCTTCTTCTTTAAATTTATCTAAGAATATTTTGTATTCAGGTGTAACAATTTTGTAATTGTTTGTAAAAATCTCTTCGTATTTTTTCCAAACAGTTTCTTCTGGTTTAATTGGTCTTTGAGTTTGTTGGCCATTGTCTTTATTAATTTCGGTTACAGTACCTCTAATATCAAAACCACAAACATAAAATTGTAATTTATCTTGTATTTGACCAAGTTTATTAACCATACCATCTAAAAGTTTTAAATCATGTAAGTGTGATGACCCACCAAGCCACCCAACTCTAACTTTATCTGATGGTAAAGTTGGTTGGTTAAATTGTGGTTCTTCAGGATCAATTGCGTTAGGTAACACAATCACATTTTTATTAAACTTTCTAATTTCATTTGCAAATAACTCGGTAGTTGTTATTACATAACTTGCGACTTTTAGAACATCTACAATTTTTTTGTGCATTTTGTTCTCGACAATCAACTGATGAATTGGGTGTTCTTTTGTTGGTAACCAATAATCGTCAATATCGGCAACCATTATAATTCCCAAACTTTTTAGTGATTCAACAATTTGAGGACAATGATCTATATTCCCAAAACTTCTGTGAAAATGAACAATTTGGTATTTTTTCCAATAGTTCATATCCATAATTTTTGGCGTATAGTCTATATCAACATGAAATTCTTCGGGGTATAGATTTTGTAATTTAACATGGGGGTCGACTGAACGAAATTTACCTCAGCCAACCCCAGAAGTGTCACTTGGGAGAACCAATACTCTGATTCTCTCACGACCATTCATGGGGTTATTTTGCGTCATATTTTTTAATTAGTTTATTTATTAATGTATTGTCGTCATTTAAATCAGATTCCCATACTATCTCTAAATTATAACCTTTTTCTCTTATTAAGTCAATCTTGTTTTTATCGTACTCCCACAATTCTTTTGCTGTTTTTTGTTTTTTTTGGTTAAAATAATCAGGATCATATTTTTTTGGATTACAATGCCAATAATCACCGTTATATTCAATAATTAAATTTAATGTGGGAATAAAAACATCACATATTTTAGTATCAACTTTAAATGAGTGTTTAACGGCATACCCCATTTTTTTAATTTCAATAATAATTTCCTTTTCTTTTTTAGATCTTATTACCGATTTAAGTTTTCCTGACCTTCTTGTTTCCTTCATCGTATCGGACATAATTTTTCTTGCGTGTTCCATTTCACCACTATCCCATTTTTTCTTTAGGTTATTATATGCTTTTTTTCTCCAAACCAAATTTGACATACTATTATTTTCGCCAATCCCCTTACCCTTACGACTTTTAGAAATTTTTTCCTTAGACTCTTTAGTGTGAGTTTTACCATAAAAATGATTACCATTACCAATAAAAGATTCTCCCATACATTTAACACAACTACATTTTTCTTTTATTGCTTTAAAATAATTCCTACAGGCAATCGTCCTGTATTTTGAAGTTGTTTTAATATCGTCACCACATTTGGGACACTTCCTTAAAATAATATATTTGTCACCATTTTTTTTAATGTCTAAAGATTTACACCTATCCCTTTGCCTTGTTACATTATGTTCTTTAAGTATTTTTAAAATTGTTGGTTTTGACACCCCCATTTGTTTCCCCAATACTAAAGAACTTTTACCCTCCAAATATTCTTTAATGATGAATTCTTCATTTAATTCTATTTTTTTACCCATAATAAAAGTGTTTTTTTATTATAAATAGTCCAGTCTTATCAAAAGGTAAAATATAATCAATAAAAAAACCCACTCTATTTAAGTGGGCTCTACATATTATTTTTTTAAAATTACTTTGACATTTTTTTCACATTCAAAACTTTCCCTTCAAAAAGATGTTGACCTACTCTAAATTTAAACATATCTGAACTTTTACTTTCACTCTCAACTAAAAGACCGTTTTCTTGTAAAACTTCCTCAACTGTTTCACGAACAACTTTTTTAATTTCATTAATATCAATTTGTGAATGATAGTTTGTCTGAACCTTTTTAGATTGTTGTTGGTTTTCTTTATAAGGGTCGCCCTTAGGACTTGTGTTCATAAGTCTTGAAGCCTTCTCAATTAATTCTTCAGATAAAACACTTCCCGTTGACAATCCGATTGATGGTTGTTGAATTGGGTGTTCTAACATAAGTCTTTTAATTTCATCAGGTAACTTTGAACTTGCAATCCTATCTTCAATCGGACCGTTACTTCTTGTTTGTTGAGGGGCTTGTTGTTGAAATTCTTGGGGTATGTTATATTTAGCGGCAGGCGCCTCATAACTTTCTACCATTGGTGATGAAAACTTTTCTGAGTCCATATTAATATTTCTAGAATTACCACGCTCCATGTTGTTGTGTTTATCCATGATCTGTTTAGATATCATGAGTTTTTGCATTAAATCATTTTCACTATTCATATTTTAAATTTTTTAAAAAACAGCATTTATAAAGACTCTTTCCATACTTCTATCCCCATTTGGATTATAATTAGGCCTTGGGGTATCAAAAATTTCTTGAGTTGGTCTTATAAATTGCATTTTATCAACTCTAAAAAAACGCCAACCAGGTAAAGGTTTCTTTCCTAAATAACTTGTATGAGATGCCCCCTCTTTGTCCCAAGCCCTTACAACAGGATTTCCTTTTTTTGTAAGACCATAAGCAACAGGCTCAATAACCCTTAACCCTCTACCACCTGGTTCATCACCATCATAGTAGATGGCACAAACCCTGCGATTTTTTATCGCACCAATTATTTGATCTCTTGATGCTACTTCTAATATAAGGTTGTTAAGAGTGTTGTAAAGTTTCATTAAGCCGATGGTGTGCTATAAGGTTTGTTAGGTTGATACTCATTTACTTTAATTTCATTTTTTCTTTCAACTATATCAACAGATGAACCTCCGTTTACGGTATCTAAGAAAACACCAGTTCCTTTTCCTAACTCATCTCCGTCAGAAATTGCATCAGGATTTACCGATGAGTATGGATTTACGGTTTTGTAGTCATTTTTAACTATTAAACTTTTTCTTTGTAAATCAGCAATCGCGGTTAAATCGTTTGATGGTTGCTCAAAATTTAATCTTTCTGTTTGCATTTTAAATTATTTTTTTAATTAATTGGTTTATTCTATTCACATCTTCCGTGATTTTAACATCTTGGACAAGTGTACTATGTTCTTTTGAGGGTCTTAACATATCCGCAATTGGCCCTAAATCTTTTATCATTAAATCATCTATTTCATCAGGCATATATTCCTGTTGAACATTATTTGAAAAATTATCATTTTTTCTTAAATCTTGAATTGTAGTCTCAACCCAATTTTTCATATAATCAGCCCCATTTAAAATAAATGGTGAGTCAGTCTTATCTCCATCATAGTTATCAAACCAGTTTTTTATTCTACCAAGTTGTTGGTATGTAACATAACCTGTGTCTCTTAACTCTTGATTCCTTTTGTGGCCCTCAATTGAAGTATCTGAGTTTGGAATATGATTGAAGCAATCTTCCAAATACCCAACAACCTCTTTTGGTAACTCAATTGGTTTATTATATAAAGTACTATTCACCTATTTTTAAGTGTTTTATTAGTTTATTTATATCAACATCTTCTTTATCTGCCAATCTTTTAATTGATTCAATGTTTCTGATTAAAAGTTTTTCAATAACTGATTCTGAATCCCCATCTTCTTTTGTTTTTTTTACAACATCCTTATCATTACTTTTTTTTGAAATAATAATTTCATCAATCATTTTTTCCATTTTTTCTTTTTCTAATTCAGACAATCTTCTTTTGGTAAAACAATTTTTACATTTACCATGTTTTTTTTCTTGCTTTAATTGTTTATCTAAAATTTTATCAAACCCTAATCTTTTTACTCTTTCATTTCTTTCAAATGGATCTTCAACCCCCATTTTTTTCATAATGTTATTTGCTTGATCGTATGTGTGTGCTTCTTCAGTTTCCTCAAAACCAAATGATTCTGATTGGTCAACTTCATCAAGTAACTTACCATCAACTTCTTCACTCTCACCATAATAAACACGAATAAATGGAAATTGAGCCGCTCTTGACATACGAACGGTTTGGTCCGTAGTTTTCTTGGCCAAATTTCTTTGATTTAAAATTGGAATGTTTGACCCAATTACGGATCCGTCAGGATTTACCAATTCACCTAATTCTGAATCAGGTTTATTAATTTTTTTAGCCTTAGAATCTAAAAGTTTATGTACAAATTCTTTTGATAATTTTTTACCTGATTTAATTATTTTAGAAATTATTTTTTGTATGTCTTGGAAAATCTCTTTATCAACAACAATTACATCGTCATTTTTTCTTGATTCCGTTATTGTATTGGAAACAGAAAAATATACGGCAACTTTATCTCCCTTGTCTTTACAAAAGAAGTAATAGGGACTTTCAAAATACTCTTCATTCAATTTGATCATAGTCAAAGTTTCTTAATAAATACTTTGAGTTGTTGTATTTATAGTTAAAAAGAATGTCATATCAGAATATAAATCAATATAATTACCCAAAACTTAAATTGCAAGTCATTTATGACGGGCAAGACATGTCTTTGGCATCTGATGAAGTAGATTATAACCAAGAGGTAATCTTCTCACCATATTTAATAGGTTATGAAAATGGAAAAAAACTCCCAATTAACCTTAATTTAAATAGTCCACTTACAACTCAAAACTTAGAATTATATTATGGGACTTATAATCCTCAAAATGTAATTGTTTCTGAAAATTTTTACGACCCTGAAGGATTGGATTTTAACTGTTTTAAAGCGGATGAGTTGTGTGATGTTGGTTTAACAGGGATTGATAACGGTTTGGTTGATAAAATAAAAGGAGACATCTTACAATACACAAATGGACTTTTTAACAATAGTCAAAAATTTGATAGGTTATCTTACGATAGAAGAATGAAGTTTATCCAACCAACAACAAATGTTCCTGATAATCACAAATTTTCAGGCATACCACTTTATACGACATACCAAATGGTAACAAAACATGCTCCTACTATTGGAAGGTATGTTGAATTGTATGGTGGGTTTTATCAAGGATTTTATAAATTATTTGGTTATGAGTATGATATACTTCCTGAAAGGATGAATAAAGGTTGGACTGTTGAAATGTTATTGAAGCCAAGATTTGTTGATGAATATACCCCACCCGCAGGATACACCACTTTAAATCAAATTTACCCTAATAATAAAAATACATTTTTTTATATGGGGTTAAGAGCTGAAAATAAATTTTATCACTATGCGGATGGAAAGGCAAAATGTCAACCCGATTATGATAGAGTTACTTCAGGATTAACTTGTGAGGAAACTTGTGCTTGTTGTAACTATGAAATAAAAAATAGTAGATGTATCTATGTTTATCCACCAAGACCAAAAGGTGGTGTTTATGATCCCCATGTTAATTACGGTTGTGATATATGTAATGGTGAATCTGAAAAACAATTAACATGCGGATGTGGTTGCAACCAAGAACCTTGTGAAACTTGTGGTTGGATGTGTTTTAGCCATAATTGTAAAACTATTATTGTCCCAACACCAACCCCAACACCAACACCATCACCAACACCACCATGTGATACTTACCCATCTATAATTGTTTGCACACCTACAAAACCATGTTGTACATCTTGTCCTAGTTGTGGTTGCGATTCTTGCGGATGCCCATCAGGTACACCATCAGATATTTTTCAATCGGTAGAGGACACTTGTGAAAAAGACCCAAAGATGGACGACTTATCTAACAACCTTTCTTTTAGATTATGTGGTGACCCTCATAATCCTGGAATTGGTATTAGAGCAATTAAAATTACAGGTCAGTGTGAAACTACGGGTACTTGTATTACAGGAAAAACATATGTTACAGGATATACTATTGTTGATATATGTACCCCACCAATTTATCCTTATTGTTACGAAGTAAATCCCGCTTGGTTAGATTTTGAACATTGGTTCTTAATTGACATTGTTTGGGAAAGATATACCTATATGGATTATTGCGATTTAAAATGGTTTGGGGGATTAGAACACATCACTAGAGTTGAATACCTACAAAGTTTGGCGAATAACACCGTTTCATTAATAGCCCCACCATACACAAATGGGTATGAAATACCTGGTGAAATTGAAATGGTACAATTAAATCAAACATGGCTTGATGAAACTAAGTTTAGATTGGGTAGTTTAAAAATTTATATTAACGGTAGAATTTTTTATGTTGTTGAAGATTTTGAAGAGGTAATACCAAGAGCTTTAGATACCGACAAAGAAAAACAAGTTGCGGTTCCGTTTAATATGTCATGGGGTGGTGGTACCCAAGGTCTGCATGAAAACTTAACATTATCTGCATGTACCGCAACTACTGAGGGAATGTATATTCAAGATCCTGAATGTTTTCCTGAAAATATTTTAAGTGCAACTACATTAAATAAACTTAAAACACACATTTTATTAGAAGAAAATTTTGGGGGGACTTTTGATGGTGCAATTTCACAATTTAGATTTTACACAGAACCATTGTCTGCTCCAGAGGTGAAACACAATTTTAAACTATTGAGAGATATATTTTTTATGTTTGATCCCGATTGTCCAAATTGTGACACATCAACATGTTTTGTGAATGATTTCACATATACAATAACAGGCGGTACTGAATCATGAGTCAAGAAGTATTAATTAGTAGCCCACATTATGATGGGAGTACGGGACAATTATTGTTTAAACCGATCAGTGCTGATACGGTTGTAAATATTGTTAATGTTACTTTTCCATATCTTTTTATTCCTTCCGAATTAATCCCACCAAGAGAAATTTATGGGTCTTATACAATTTATATTCAAGATACTGATTGCACATATTATTTGAATATTCCAAAACCTACCCCAACACCTACCCCAACATTAACACCAACTAAAACAATTACACCAACAGTTACCTCAACTCCTTCACCAACACCAACATACGAACAATGTAAATTACCATCACAAACACCAACACCTACATATACTAGTACCCCAACACAAACCCCAACAGTTACAATAACGGTAACCCCATCATATAATCCTTGTGGTATTTACCCTGATCCATTTAAACCAAACCCAACCCCAACAAAAACACCAAAACCAACATTAACAATGAATACAAATCCTTGTTTTTAATAAACAAATGACATTTAAAAATAATGAACTATAATGAATTATTATATAAAACCACAGACTAATTTGCAAGTCATAAATATTTATAGTTTGATATGCCAATATATAGTAGATTAACGGACAGGAGTAGGGTTTCGGCAGTAACCTTAAATGATATATTTCATGTTGTTGTTACTGGCGACACCTCACAAAGTCCACAGGGTTCTTCTTACTATGCGCCTTTAAGTGATTTACAGGCAATTTTAAGTGGCAGTACAGGAAGTAGTGGGTCAAGTGGAACTTCAGGAACTAATGGAAGTTCGGGGACAAACGGATCTAGCGGTACAAGTGGTGGATCAGGTACAAATGGTACAAATGGCACATCAGGTAGTTCAGGCTCATCAGGTTCAAGTGGAACATCTGGTTCATCAGGTTCAAGTGGAACATCTGGTATTGGAACAAATGGTACTAGTGGTACAGATGGTTCTTCAGGAACAAATGGTACTAGTGGTACAGATGGTTCTTCAGGAACTAATGGTACTAATGGGACTTCTGGCTCTGACGGAACAAATGGGTCTTCAGGAACTAATGGAACAGATGGGTCAAGTGGAACAGATGGGTCAAGTGGAACAAATGGTAGTAGTGGAACAAATGGCACAAGCGGAACGAATGGTACTAGCGGAACGAATGGTACAAACGGAACTTCAGGAACAAATGGAACTTCAGGCACTAGAGGAACTTCAGGTACTAACGGAACATCAGGAACGAATGGAACTAGTGGAACGAATGGTACAAGCGGTATTTCAGGTGTAAACGGAACATCAGGTACAAACGGAACAAATGGTACTAGTGGAACGAATGGAACATCAGGAACTAACGGCACAAATGGCACTAATGGATCATCAGGAACTAATGGAACTAATGGAACCTCAGGGACTAATGGTACAAACGGCACATCAGGAACTAATGGTACAAACGGAACTTCGGGAACAAATGGAACAAGTGGAACCAATGGTACAAACGGCACATCAGGAACTAATGGTACCAACGGAACTAATGGAACTAATGGAACCTCAGGAACTAATGGTACTAATGGTACTAATGGTACTAATGGTACTAGCGGAACTGACGGAACAAATGGTAGTTCAGGTACAAATGGTACTAACGGAACAGACGGAACTAGCGGAACAGATGGAACTTCAGGTACAGATGGTACAAGCGGCACTGACGGAACTAATGGGTCTTCAGGAACTAACGGAACAGATGGAACTAACGGATCAAGTGGAACTGATGGGACTAGCGGAACTTCAGGAACTAATGGAACAGATGGTACTAGCGGAACAAATGGTACTTCAGGAACGAATGGTACAAACGGAACAGATGGAACTTCAGGAACCAACGGTACAAATGGAACAAACGGAACTAGCGGTACGAATGGGACTTCAGGTACTAATGGAACAAACGGAACTAATGGAACAAACGGAACAGATGGTACTAGCGGTACAAATGGTACAGATGGAACAAACGGTACTGATGGTACTAATGGTAGTTCAGGAACTGACGGAACTTCAGGTACAGATGGTACTAGCGGAACAAATGGTACTGATGGCACTAATGGGACAGATGGAACAAATGGTTCTTCAGGGACAAATGGTACGGACGGAACAAGTGGAACAGACGGAACTAATGGTAGTTCGGGTACTGACGGTACTAGCGGAACTGACGGAACAAATGGTACAAACGGAACAGATGGTAGTTCGGGAACAAATGGTACTGATGGAACTAACGGGACAAATGGAACTGACGGAACTTCGGGTACAGATGGAACAAATGGTTCAAGCGGCACCAATGGTACTAATGGTACTTCAGGTACTAATGGAACAAACGGTACTAATGGAACAAACGGTACATCGGGTACTAATGGAACCAATGGAACTAACGGAACTTCAGGTACTAACGGAACGGATGGAACATCAGGAACCAACGGAACTTCAGGAACGAACGGTACTAATGGTACAAACGGGACATCAGGTACTAATGGGACTAGTGGTACAAATGGAACATCGGGTACAAATGGAACTTCAGGTACAAATGGAACAAACGGAACATCAGGTACGAATGGAACTAATGGTACTTCAGGAACAAATGGTACGAGCGGGACCAACGGTACATCAGGAACTAACGGAACAAATGGGACCTCAGGAACTAACGGAACATCAGGAACAAATGGTACAAGTGGGACTAATGGAACTAACGGAACATCAGGAACTAATGGGACTAGCGGAACGAATGGAACAAACGGAACAAGTGGTACTAATGGTACATCAGGTACAAATGGAACAAACGGAACAAACGGAACTAGCGGAACGAATGGAACATCAGGAACCAACGGTACGTCAGGTACAAACGGTACTAATGGAACTTCAGGTACTAACGGAACATCAGGAACTAATGGTACCTCAGGTACAAATGGAACTTCAGGAACTAACGGAACTAACGGTTCAAGTGGTACCAACGGTACTTCAGGAACAAATGGTACTAGCGGAACAAATGGAACCTCAGGTACAAACGGAACAAATGGTACAAGTGGGACTAATGGCACATCAGGAACTGACGGTAGTAGTGGAACCAATGGTACTTCTGGCACTAACGGAACATCAGGTACAAACGGTACAAACGGTACAAGTGGAATGAATGGAACTTCGGGGACAAACGGAACAAATGGTACGAGCGGTACTAACGGAACAGATGGGACTAGTGGAACAAATGGTACAAATGGTACCAACGGTACAAACGGAACTTCGGGAACAAATGGAACATCAGGAACTAATGGAACTTCGGGAACAAATGGAACTAACGGTACATCAGGAACTAACGGAACATCAGGAACAAATGGTACTTCAGGCACCAATGGAACAAATGGTACAAACGGAACTTCAGGAACAAATGGAACATCAGGTACTAATGGGACGAATGGAACATCTGGTACGAATGGTACCTCAGGGACTAATGGTACATCAGGGACTAACGGAACAAATGGTACCAACGGCACTAATGGTACATCTGGTACGAATGGAACATCGGGAACTAACGGTACAAATGGATCAAGTGGTACGAACGGAACTTCAGGAACGAATGGTACAACCGGAACGAATGGTACTAATGGTACATCAGGAACTAACGGGACTTCAGGCACCAATGGTACAAATGGTACATCAGGAACAAACGGATCATCTGGCACTAACGGAACGAATGGAACGTCCGGGACTAACGGAACGTCAGGAACCAACGGGACAAACGGTACTTCAGGTACGAATGGTACTAATGGATCATCAGGTACGAATGGAACATCGGGAACTAACGGGACTAATGGAACTTCGGGAACCAACGGGACAAACGGTACTTCAGGTACGAATGGTACGAGCGGGACCAATGGAACGAACGGAACAAATGGTACTTCAGGTACGAATGGAACAAGTGGTACTAATGGAACATCAGGAACTAACGGAACAAATGGTACTAGCGGTACAAATGGAACTTCAGGTACTAACGGAACAAATGGTACTAGCGGTACAAATGGAACCAATGGGACTTCAGGTACTAATGGGACTTCAGGTACTAACGGAACATCAGGAACAAATGGTACGAATGGTACGAGCGGGACCAATGGAACTTCGGGTACAAACGGTACATCAGGAACTAATGGTACTAATGGTACAAACGGAACTTCAGGTACGAATGGAACATCAGGTACAAATGGAACTAATGGATCTTCAGGTACGAATGGAACATCAGGTACAAATGGAACTAATGGATCTTCAGGTACGAATGGAACCAATGGAACATCAGGAACTAACGGAACATCAGGTACAAATGGAACCAATGGATCTTCGGGAACAAACGGTACAAACGGAACTAGTGGCACTAATGGAACTTCAGGTACCAATGGAACTAACGGAACGTCAGGAACAAATGGGACTAACGGAACATCAGGTACTAACGGAACGTCAGGAACAAATGGGACTAACGGAACATCAGGTACTAACGGAACTAGCGGAACAAATGGTACATCGGGTACAAATGGTACGAATGGTACGAGCGGGACCAACGGAACATCCGGAACTAATGGAACCAATGGTACTAGCGGTACGAATGGAACTTCAGGTACCAACGGAACAAACGGAACATCAGGTACGAATGGTACAAGTGGTACTAACGGAACTAATGGATCGTCAGGAACAAACGGAACGAATGGAACAAATGGTTCAAGCGGTACCAACGGTACTAATGGTACTTCAGGAACTAACGGTACTTCAGGAACCAATGGGACATCAGGTACAAACGGTACATCGGGAACTAATGGTACTAATGGAACAAACGGAACTTCGGGAACAAATGGAACAAGTGGAACCAATGGTACAAACGGCACATCAGGAACTAATGGTACAAATGGAACTAGCGGAACAAATGGTACGAGCGGGACCAACGGAACATCTGGTACTAATGGAACGAACGGTACATCAGGTACGAATGGTACAAATGGAACTAGCGGTACCAATGGTACGAGCGGGACCAATGGAACATCAGGTACCAACGGGACTAGTGGAACAAATGGTACTAATGGAACTAGCGGAACTAATGGTACAAACGGAACATCGGGGACTAATGGAACTTCAGGTACAAATGGTACTAGCGGAACTAATGGTACCAACGGAACTTCAGGAACAAATGGTACTTCAGGTACTAATGGTACCAACGGAACTTCAGGAACAAATGGTACCAACGGAACATCAGGGACTAATGGGTCTTCAGGTACGAACGGTACAAACGGAACTTCAGGTACGAATGGTACTAATGGAACTTCAGGTACGAACGGAACAAATGGAACTAGCGGAACGAATGGTACTTCAGGTACAAACGGGACTAGCGGAACCAATGGAACAAATGGTACTTCAGGAACTAATGGAACTAATGGGACTTCAGGAACTAATGGAACTAATGGAACTTCAGGTACAAACGGAACATCTGGAACTAACGGAACAAATGGAACTTCGGGAACTAACGGTACAAGTGGAACCAATGGAACTTCAGGTACTAACGGAACAAATGGTACTTCGGGAACAAATGGTACAA